CCTTGAATGGTATCTGGAAGGGGAACCGAAGGGCGGTATCGTCCTGATTTCGAATATGTGGACGAAAACCGAAGAGACCAAAGCCGGTTTCCTGAGAGAGTATCAGGGAATGATGGATCAGTTGAAGCCCGTGAAAGTATTCGTATACGGCAAGGAAATGGAATTGCCGGGGAATGTGGAGTTTATATCGACATTCGCGGCGAAAAGGTGGGGGAGGTAGAATATGAAAAGCAATAGGGGAGGGAGAAGGGCTGCTGCGGCGGCTACTCCGGCGCCGCCCAGGATTGTAAGTAACGTGCCGCAGAATGCGCAGCCAATGTCGGATCAGGATGCCGATGCTCTGCGGAAGCAGGAAGATAGTTCCTATGATGCTTCCACCACGGCAGCCGTGAAGATGTATATCAGCAATACGAATTTCGACGGTCAGGGGCACAGCCTGTCGCAGGCCATGAACTATGCCTTGGAGAATGGCGTGGATTTCGCAAACGATGATGTTGCCACGATCAATTCCAAACTTGGCACCCGGTTCGATGCGAATGACGTTGCCTCTATGCAGTATACGGATGCCTATATGAAGGCCGCCATGCACCCCATCGGGAAGGATGTTGTACTTCAGCGGGGCGGTCATGATGATATGCTCCGAAATGTGTTCGGAATCCAGGATTATTCCAGAATGTCGGAAGGGCAGCTCCAGGCGCAGTTAGTCGGAAAGGCGTTCCAAACTACGTCCTATATGTCCACAAGCTATGATGTGACGAAGAATCCGTTTCTCTCTTCGTCCAGCGGTGTATCGGGAGGCCGTGAAGTGGTGTATAATATCAAAGCCGGGGCCCAGACAAAGATGCTTTTCGGGGCAAAGAAGCAGTCTGAGATCGTCCTGGATAAGGGCACGAATTTCAAGATTACCGGGGTTCGGTATACCGGCAAAATGGCGACGCCGCGCGGCGGTACGCCGAAGAAGCAGATCGTAATTGATATCGAGACGATTTAAGGAGGAATCACCATGGCAAAGCCGAAGAACAGTATCGACGATTATAAGGATCGCATGAGCAGCCCCATCGGGGCGGTCAGGATCGACCCGAAGACGAAGAAGCCGATCAAGAAGAGGCCGACGGTGAAAAAGGAGAAGAAGTAAGTGAAAACGAGAAGCGGCGGCCAGCGCGCCGGGAGCACGTCCACCGCTGCCGCGCCTAGTGTAGCACAGGCGGCGCCCACGGTAACGCCAACGCAGGTAACGCCTCCGACCCCGCAGCAGGTGGCGGCGGGAAATGTACTGCCGAAGGGCGGCGTGGCGTTCAGCGATTTCGAGAAAATGACCGACGATCAAAAGGCCGATGTGATTACTAAGGCGCTTGGCGTGGGTACGCCTATGTTCCTGGATGATTCCGGCATGCAGAAATTCGCCTATTATACCGGCATGTCGGATAAGCCGAAGGTGGTATCCGATTCGCAGCTGGACGGGATGAAGGGCACGGAGCTGTTTCGAGGCGTGCGGGATGCCTATATCGGAAGGGCGGATATCGGGTATTCCTCTCAAGATATCGTGAAGCAGATCAGAGAGGGCGATTATACCATGTATTCCGATTCTGGCGGCAGCGTTCACGGCAAGGCGATCTATTTCGGCACGGATTTCAGAACGGCCAGCTCTTATGCTCAGAGCGGCATGAACGCGAGGAATCCTATCGTAATGCGCGCGAAGCTCACCGGCGGGAAGACGATTTCGGAATCAAAGGCGAGATCGGATTATCAGAGTGCGCTCAGGAAGGGCGAAAAGCTGGCTCTCGCCTGTTCCAATGCCGGATATGACAGCGCCGTAAACCTGTATACGCTGGCGAAGGGTTATGATGCAATTCAGGGCGGGTATACGATGGTGCTGAATCGGCGGTGCCTGACGGTATCGGATCAGACAAGAAACGCACGGGGAAGGAGTTCGTGGTAATGGCGGAGATCGATCTGAAGTTCATGAAAGGCAATCGGGCGCTGGCAAAGGCCATGGGAAATACCTATAAGGCCAGCAAGGCCGCACCGAAGAAGAAAGCGGCGCCGAAGGGGAAGAAGAAAAAGTGAAAGTCGAGTATGTGCCGCTTTCGCGGCTGCTGCCGTATGCGCGCAATCCCCGGAAGAACGACACGTCCGTTAACGCTGTAGCTGCCTCAATTCGGGAGTTCGGCTTCCGCAATCCGATCATCGTTGACGGCGCCGGAACTGTGATCGCCGGACATACCCGATTAAAGGCCGCGAAGATGCTTGGCATGGATAAAGTGCCAATCGTGAGAGCCGATGATCTGACGGAGGAGCAGGCCAATGCGTTCCGGCTCGCGGATAACAAGGCGCAGGAACTTTCCTCCTGGGATTTCAGCCTCCTGATGGACGAGCTGACCGATATCGACGGCATAGATATGGAGCAGTTCGGGTTCGCTTACGGCGAGGAGGAAGAGCCGCACGAGCGCAGGAAAACCGAAGGGAGCCGGACGTCCAATCTGGATGATGGCTATGAGATCGATATAGACAGTTTCGGCGAGGAGGAATTTGCCTGTGAGTGCCCCGAATGCGGGTTCAGATTCAATGAATAGGTTCTCCTGGGATTGGAGATTGTCTGAGGTGAAGCAGGATAAGCCGGTCAAAGTTTTCTCCTGCTTCGCCTGCGGCGGCGGATCGTGCATGGGGTACAAGCGTGCGGGGTTCGAGGTTCTTGGCTGCGTGGAGATCGATCCGGCTATAAATGCCATGTATCGGGCTAATCTGAATCCCAAATATAATTTCCTCATGGATCTGAGGGAGTTCAATAAGCTGGAAGAGATCCCCGATGAATTGATCGGCGTGGATATCCTGGACGGCTCGCCCCCGTGTACCACGTTTTCCTCCGCCGGAAAGAGAGAAGAAACGTGGGGCAAGGAAAAGGTATTCAGAGAGGGTCAGGCGAAGCAGACGCTTGACGATCTGTTCTTCGTGTTCCTGGATACCGTGGAAAAGCTGAAGCCGAAGGTGGTAATCGCGGAGAATGTTGTCGGCTTGGTGAAGGGGAAAGCCAAGGGCTATGTCCATGAGATTGTGAACAGATTCCGCGAGCTGGGCTATGCGGTGCAGATATTCTCGCTGAATGCCGCGCACATGGACGTTCCCCAGGCGCGCCACCGCGTTTTCTTTGTAGCGTCGCGCGACAAACGACAACCGCTGCAACTGAACTTCCGGCATGACGTTATCCCGTTTGGCGCGATAAGGACGGAAAGCGGAGTGCCGATGGGTGAGGGAACGGTGCTCAGGAATCTTGCCGAGGCCGCCAAAGAGGGAGAAACGAATCTCTCTGAGGTCGCAAAAAGGATCGCGGGGGAGAAAAACAAGTATTTCACCACGTATATCAATTGGGATAAGGATGTGGCGGTCACAATCACCAGTTCGGCGAGGCACGTGAGAGGGTATGACCGGCAGTTTATGTCCGATGAGGATATCAGAAGGGCGCAGACGTTCCCTGAGGACTATGATTTCTGCGGAAATGACGTGATGTATGTCTGCGGAATGAGCGTGCCGCCAAACATGATGGCGAATATCGCCACGGAGGTATATGACCAATGGCTCAGAAAATGAAGATCAGGATGGTTTCCCCGCATGACCTGATACCCTATGAGAATAATCCGCGGAGAAATGATAAGGCCGTGGAGGTTGTGGCGAACAGTATCACGGAGTTCGGCTTCAAGGTGCCGATCATCGTTGATGCCGATATGGTCATTATCTGCGGTCATACAAGGCGGCTGGCCGCGCTGATGCTGGGGCTGGATGAAGTGCCGGTGATCGTTGCCGACGATTTATCCGATGAGCAGATAAGAGCTTACCGGCTGGCGGACAATAGAGTGGCGGAGCTGGCCGAGTGGGATGAACAGATATTGCGCGAGGAGTTGGCGAAGATCAAGGGCGTGGATTTATCCGGCCTTGGCTTCGATAGGGAAATGCTCCAGGGTGTGCAGATGGAAACGCTGGGGATCAAGCGCCATGTTTGCCCCCGATGCGGAGCGGAGTGGAGTTCGTGAGGTGACGGATGGCGAGGCCGAGAAAAGAGATCGAGCGGTCGGAGTTTGAAAAGCTCTGCGGGATGCAATGCACAAAGGAAGAAATCTGCGGCTGGTTCGACGTGACGGATAAGACTTTGGAAACATGGTGCAGGCGGGAGTATAAGCAAGGTTTTTCCGAAGTATTTACCCAAAAAAGAGGGTTGGGGAAGATTTCTCTGCGGAGAGCGCAGTTTCAGCTTGCCCAAAAGAGCGCGGCGATGGCGATTTTCCTTGGGAAGAATTATCTGGGGCAGACGGATCGGCAGGAGATCGTTCACGGCAACGCGGGGCAGCTTGCGGATTTGATCGACGGGTTGAAGGAGCCGGTTTATGATTTACACGCCGAAGCAGCGGGCGTTGATGGAGCTGTGGAGAACGAATCGTCTGAAGCGGATTAACCTGCTGGAGGGAAGCGTATCGAGCGGGAAAACGTGGGTTTCGCTCGTCCTGTGGGCGTTCTGGGTTGCTTCTATGCCGGATAAAGGGCTTTTCCTTATGTGCGCGAAGTCGATCACCACGCTCAAACGGAATTGCCTTCAGCTATTACAGGACTTGGTAGGCGAATCCAATTTTTCCTTCTCTACCTCATCCAAGGAGGGCTTGCTGTTCGGGAGGCGGGTGATCCTGGAAGGCGCGAATGATATACGTAGCGAGAGCAAGATACGCGGACTGACGCTCCAAGGCGCTTACTGCGACGAACTTACGCAGTTTCCGCAGGATTTCTTCGTCATGCTTCTGTCCCGTCTGCGTCTGCCGGGGGCGAAGCTGATAGCGACCACAAACCCGGACACGCCGAGGCATTGGCTCAAGACGGATTATATCGACAGAGCCGAGGAATTGGATTTCCTTGATGTGAAGTTCCTTATAAGCGACAATACCACGCTTCCGAAGGATTACGTGGACAGTATCAAGAGGGAGTATGTCGGGGTATATTATGAGCGCTTCATTATGGGGCGCTGGGTTATCGCCGAGGGGCTTATCTATCGGGATTTCGCCAATCATCCTGAGAAGTATCAGATAGCCAATGTGAAGAAATGGCTGGAAGATAACGGGGAGAGGTTCGGCACAATCAGCTATGGCGTGGACTTCGGAGGCACGGGATCAGCGACGAAGTTCCAATGCACGGGGATCACGGGCAAGGGCGTTGTTGTTGCGCTGGAAGAAGAGTATATCGATCACAAGAAAGAATCTGTTGACCCGAACGATTTGAACAAGCGGTTTGCCGAGTTCATAGACCGATGCATAAAGGCTTGGGGCGGCGGTATCACCAGAGCGGATAGCGCCGAACAGATTCTTATTCGGGGATTGTTTAATACGGCGCAAGAGAAGGGCCTGAGGACGCAGGTGAAGAACGCTCTGAAGATGCCGATCAATGACAGAATCAAGCTCACGCTGCTTCTGATGGCGCAGGAGAGGTTCTTTGTGGCGAAGAGTTGTCCACACCTGTCCGATGCTCTGGCCTCTGCCGTGTATGACGATAAGAAGCAGGTAGATACCAGATTGGATGATGGCACGAGCGATATCGACAGTCTGGACGCTTTCGAGTATTCGATAGAGCCGTATTATAAGCAGTTGGAAGCCGCAGGGCACAGGGGGGAAAAGTAAATGGATGTTGTGGCGAAGCTCAAGGAGCTTGGGTACAAGACCATCGATGGAAGCTGGTATACGCGGGTCGAGCAGTGGCAAAGGTGGTATCGCGGAAAGGTTGCCGGATTCCATGACTACCGGGTCTGGAACGGTATGCAGAAGGTGGATTGCGAGCGGTATTCGCTGGGGATGGCGAAGAAGATTTGCGAGGATTGGGCGAATCTTCTCATGAATGAGAAGGTGAAGATCACCCTGGAGGGCGATAAGGAACAGGCGTTCATTGACGAGGTATTTGCCGCCAATGATTTTGAAGTCGAGATGAACGAGCTGCAGGAGCGGGGCGCTGCCGCCGGCACTTACGCCATTATTCCGAGGATTACCAAGGCTTCGGTTAATGGCCGGGGCGAGTTGGTGGACGGCGGGGAGATCGTCCTGGATTACGTCACCGCCGGAAATATCTATCCTCTGGCGTGGCGGGAGCGGGATATTACGGAGTGCGCTTTCGCAAGCGTTATCAATTCCGATGGCAAGATTTATACCTATATCCAGCTTCATGAGCTGAAGAATGGCGAGTATGAAATCCAGAACATGATTTTTGAATCCACCGAGGGCGGGTATGAGGAAGTCAGGTTCGCGGATGTGAAGGGCATGGAGACCATACCCGATAAGCCGATCAGGACGAAGAGCGATAAGCCACAGTTCGTTATCGGGCGGTATAATATCGTGAACAATGTCGAGGACAATAATCCGATGGGGATCGCCGTGTATGCCAATGCCATTGACCAGATCAAGGGCGTGGATATCGCGTATGATTCCTATGTCAATGAGTTCGTCCTTGGCAAGAAGCGCGTCATGGTGAAGCCCTCTGCGACAAAGAATCTGGATGGGGAGAGTGTTTTCGATCCCACGGACGTTACGTTCTATGTGCTGCCGGAAGATGTGCAGGACGGATCGCTGATTCAGCCCATCGATATGCAGTTGCGGACGGCGGAGCATCAGAGCGGCGTCCAGGATCAGCTCAACCTCCTGTCCGCCAAGTGCGGGTTCGGTGAGGAGCATTATAAGTTCAATCAGGGCAGCGTAGCTACTGCGACCCAAATCGTGAGCGAGAACAGCACGCTTTTCCGCACGATCAAGAAACATGAGATCGTCCTGGAATCTGTGCTTATCGAATTGTGCCGGATTCTTCTGCGGATGGGCAATTCCTGGATGAACAAGGGCCTTGATGAGGAAGTGGAGATCAGCATTGACTTTGATGATTCTGTGATCGAGGATAAGACCGCCAATGAATCGAGAGTGTATATGATGCTCAATGCCGGTCTGATGAAGCCTGAGGAAGCCCGGAGCCTGCTGATGAATGAGGATATCGAAACGGCGAGGGAAGCCTTGCCGACGATGGTAGGCCTTACTGCCGGCGAAGGGCAGGATGAGGTTGAATGAGATATCCTTTTTCGCCTGACGTTCTGGATGCAATCCCGGAGGAGCTTGCGGAGCTGTTTCGGACGCTTGAATTGACCTTGCTGCAGGAGATCAGTAAAAGGCTTATGGCAGCGGATCAGTTGAACGAGGTCACGGTGCAGGCGATCCGGGCACTGCGGTCACATGGGATCAGCATCGAGGAGATCAAGAAAGCGATTCGCAAGGCAACGGGGATCAGCAAAAAGAAGCTGGACGCTTTGCTTGATGATGTAATCGAGCGGAATCAGAAGTATTACAGAGGGCTTGCGGATATCGCGCAGATTACGATGCCTGAGATGCTTGTAAAGAAGCAGGATATTGATGCCATAATCCGGCAGACGAAAGAGGAGTTGGAGAATATCACAAGGACTATGGGCTTTGTGGTGGATTCTGGCCGGACGGTGCTTGAGCCGACGCAGGCTTATAAATGGGCGCTGGATAAGGCGGAGATGGCGGTGCAGAGCGGAGCGATCAGTTATAATCAGGCCATAGCGAGCGCCACAAAGGAGCTTGCGGACAGCGGGATCACGGTCATAAGCTATGACAGCGGCCACAGAGATCAGGTAGACGTGGCGGTCAGGCGCGCCGTTATGACGGGCGTGAATCAGCTCAATAGCCGATATGCCGAGGATAGCATGGACTATCTGGAAACGGAATATGTCGAGGTGTCGGCTCATGCCGGCGCGCGGGATAAGGACGGGCCGCTTGGCTGGGAGAATCATAAGAAGTGGCAAGGCAAGGTGTATTGGTGGAAGGAGCGGAGCAAAGGGAAGCCGGAGTATCAATACCCAGAGTTTGAAAAGACCTGCGGCTATGGGTCGGTCACGGGAATCCTGGGCGCCAACTGCCGCCACAATTATTCGCCTTTCATCCCCGATGTGATGGAGCGGACGTATACCGACGAGGAATTGGCGAATATCGACCCTCCTGATTTCGTGTATGAGGGCAAGAAGTATACCCACTACGAGGCCACGCAGAAGCAACGCGAGATCGAACGCGCCGTCCGGCATTGGAAGCGTAGGGAGGCAGCAGCCACCAACGCTGAGGATAAACTGGCAGCGCAAACGCGGATCAGGATTCTCAAGCAGAAGTATGAGGAATTTTCCAAGGCCGCTCATCTTCGGACCCAGCCGGAGCGAATGAAGGCTTATGTGCCGCCGAAAAAGGGCATAGACAAATCCGAAGGAAGCGGTATAATTAAATCTGGGGCTATAAGTGGAGCATTAGACCCCTCTAGTGAAGCCGCTGAAAAACACGCGGAGCAGTATTATGAATCGGTTAGAAAAATGACAACCGATACAGATAGGATAGCGGCAAATACCGGGTATTCAAAGGCCGAAATAGACAGCATCAAATCATATGTGTTTTTGGAAAAGCACGATCTCGGAGAAGCAGAGCCGATGCGGTTCTTCCCAAGTTATGAAATGGCGGAATCGTGGCAAAGGCTGATTGATGGGAAAGATATTCAGCCCCACGATATCACATTGCTAAAGCATGAACTTATGGAAAGCGGATTGGTTAAGGCTGGGCTGTCGCAGGATGAAGCTCATATAATGACTTCTGGCGTCTATAATTACAAGAAGGAGGCTGTGGAATATTATGATAAGATTAAAAAGCGTAAGAGTGGAAAATGACCGCATTGCCTGCTTCGGGTATGTGGAAGATTGCCAAGAGCCTGTGAAAATCTCTGTTGATATGAAGGGGAATGCGGATAGCGGATCGCTGCCGAAAGGGTATGAATGGTGCGAATCCTATGTCAGAGCTGCGGAACGGTATTTGTTGAAATCGTATGAGCAAGGGAAGCTGAAAAGCGAAATGCTCATGATGTGGGGCTGAGAGGAGAACGGCTATTGCAGAATGAGACAAAATATGGTATAATAAAAGCTGATAAATCCTTAACTCCCAAAGATATAGCCGCAATCAACGCGGCGCTGGCGGCGAATCTGAGGGTGGAGATCGTTATGACGGATAAGGGCGTGAAGCTCTATCATGTCAAGCGGAAGGAATTGAATAGTTGACCTGTTGCGCGGGCAAGCGCACAGAAGAGCCAGAAAGCGGTTGAGTTGTCAAGGAATAATTGACAGCTTGACCGCTTTTTATATGCCGACGGGCTTAAACGGCTCCCGACGGGGAGAATAATAAACGGAGGGAAAACAAATGGAAGAGCAGAACAATCAGGGCCAGCAGAATCAGCAGCAGGAGCAGGCCCAGCAGAATCAGCCTGAGAAGACCTTCACTCAGGCGGACGTGGACACCATCGTTGCCCGGCGTCTTGCGAAAGTCCAGAAGGGTATGCCCGATGAGGCGGAGCTGACCGCTTTCCGGGCGTGGAAAGAGAGTCAGCAAACGGAACAGCAGCGCTGGGATGCTCTGACCAAGGAGCGGGATGATGCGAAAAACGATCTGACCGCCGCCCTGGGCAAAGTGGAACAGTATGAGCGGGAACGCCTGCTGCTGTCGAAGGGCATTCCGGCGGAGGACGTGGATTATTACGCTTTCAAGGCCGGGAAGCTGGTAAGCGATACCAAGACCTTTGAGCAGGCGGCGGACGAGGTTATCAATGCCAGAAAGCCGCAGGCAAATAATGAAGCCAGACGCATCGATTTCGGCGCTCCTCTGAATGGGGGCGCCCCGACCATGACCGTTGACGAGATCATGGCGGTACAGGACGATGCAAAGCGGCAGGCGCTTATTGCGCAGTATCATCATTTGTTCGGGTTCTGACCGAGCGGAAAGGAAGTAAAAAATGCCTACTCCTATCAACATCGAGGCTGAAGCCAATCTTATCAAGAAAGCGCAGATGGCCAAAGTGCGCGAGGTGGATTTCACCCTGCGCTTCACCGGCACCATCCTTCGGAAGCTCATGGAGGCCCTGGGCGTGACCCGGAAGATCCCCATGATGGATGGCACCACCATGTACTACTACACCACCACCGGCACCCTGCAGAATGGCAATGTGCCCGAGGGCGAAGTGATTCCCCTGAGCCAGTATCAGCGGAATAAGGTGCCTATCGGCGAGATCACCCTGAAGAAGTGGCGCAAGGCCGCCTCCGCGGAATCGATCCTGAAATCCGGCTATGACGAAGCGGTCCGGGAGACCGACAAGAAGCTGATGCTGGACGTGCAGACCGGCATCCGTAGCGACTTCTTCACCAACCTCCTGAGCATCGAAGGCACCGTGGTCGGCGCTACTACTCTTCAGGCCGTGATCGCCAAGAGCTGGGGTCAGCTCCAGGTTCTCTTCGAGAATGACGCGGTTCAGGTGGTTCATTTCCTGAATCCTCTGACGATCGCCGATTATCTGGCTACCGCCAACATTTCCATCCAGCAGGCCTTCGGCTTCAACTATATCGAGGACTTCCTGGGCATGGGCACCGTCATCATGAACAGCCAGATTCCCCAGGGCGTGGTTGTTTCCACCGCCAAGGATAATCTGATTCTGTACTATGTGCCCATCTCCTCCGATGCTATGTCATCCTTCGACCTGACCGCCGATCAGACTGGCTATATCGGCATCAACAGCGGCTATCCGAACAACGAGCGCGCCCAGGTTGAGAGCCTTGTCATGAGCGGCATCCAGTTCATGGTCGAGTATGCCGGCGGCGTTGTGTACGGCCAGATCGACAGCACCCCCAGCCTCGGCAGCATCACCGTGACCTCCGAGGCTGGTACGGCGTCCGGCGATACCAAGATCACCCTGAGCAGCTATTCTCCTGCTGCCGGTGAGAAGTACGTGTATAAGTTCGGCGCGTCCGCCGCTCCCACCGTGACCTACGGCCAGAAGCTGGGCAGCACCTGGACGGAAATGACCAGCCCCGCTCAGCTGACTCCTGGCAGCAACACCAAGATCACCGTGGCCTCCGTTGATGCGAATGGCCGCGCCCAGGCCGCCGGTTCTGCCGACGTGGTAAAAAACTCGTAACGACGCTATCAGGGCTGGAGATAGCGTCAGTAACGCTCGACCCGACCTTTGATGCGGATACGGTCGAGTATACAGCCACTACCTCGGACGATGCGAACAAGGTGACGGCAACGCCTACGGCGACCGGCGCCGGGATCGTGATTATGCTCGGTGATACCGAAGTTGCCAATGGCGGCAATGCCACATGGGCAGATGGTGAGAACACCCTGGAGATCACCGTCACGGCAGAGGAAGAGAGCACGGGTTATACCGTTACCGTCACGAAGGAGGCCCAGGAAGAGCCTCAGGAGCCTTAACAGGAGGGCGCGGGTATGTACGCAGACTATAGCTTCTATACCGGGGAGTTCTACGGCACGGCGATAGCTCAGGCGGACTTCCCGCGCCTTGCCTCTCGTTCTTCGGACTTCCTGGACTATTACACCCGGGGGAAAGCGGCGAAGGTGCCGGAAACGGACGAGGCGACGCTGACCGCACTTGCGAAAGCCTGCTGCGCCGTTGCGGAGCTGATCCAGATGGATGAGCAGAATCAGGCAATCGCGGCGAGTTCTGCCGTTGCTGCCCTTGCGTCTGGGACCGGTGAAGTCAAAAGCGAGACCGTGGGAAGCCACAGCGTATCCTATACGACGGCTGCGGATTACGCCAAAGGTTCATCTTCGAGAAATCCGCAAATGGACGCGAGAATCAGGTATGCCGACGTCGCAATGGTCTATCTGGTAAATACCGGTCTTCTGTATAGGGGTGGGTGCTGATGTATACGCCTCATACAGTGACCGTGTATAACGTGATCCAGGAAACCGACCTCGCCACTTTTAAAGAGGTGGAGCGGGTATATGTCACGATCCTTCGGGGCGTGTTCCTGGACGCGAGCAAATCAAGAAACGTCAATGAGAGCGGCCTTGTGAGCGCCGATGCGGTAGACCTGTTCATACCGTTCACCGTGGAGGCCGTAGACGGCACTTCGGGCGAGGCAAAGTCCTTTGTCGGGCCGCAGGAATTTTGGGCTTCTACGGACGCTCAGCGAGGCGAGAAGTGGACGCTTTCTGTGGAGGGTAACGGCGGTGAAACTTTCTTCGTAAAAGGCGAGGTTGTTTTGCCTGTCGCTGCCGCCAGAGCGCATGACGATTCCTATACCGTGACGAAGGTGGACACGAAGGATTTCGGAAGGCCTTCGATGCAGCATTGGCAGGTGGGCGGCAAATGACGTTCACGGTCAAAAGTGATATCAATGCGGCTATCGCCTCTGCAATCGCTGATCGCTGCGACAAGGCGGCGCACGTTGTAGCGTTGCAGGTGAAGAAGGACACGGAACCTTACGTACCGATGCTGACGGGATCGCTGAAGAACCGGGCACGAGTAGAGGGCAACACAATCATCTATCCCGGCCCTTATGCCAGATTCCTCTATTATGGCAAGGTCATGGTGGACCCGAACACGGGCAGCACGTGGGCGCCGCTCGGAGGGACGAAGGTAGTAACGGACAGGGATTTGGTGTTCACGAAGGATTTCCACCCCCAGGCTCAGGCGTTCTGGTTTGAAGCAAGTAAAGCACAGAACAAGGACAAATGGCTGCGGGTGGCGCAAAAGGCGGTGGAGAAGTTTGGACAATCGTAGAGAGCTGGTGACCTCCACGGAGGAACAGCGGATCAGCCGCGCAATGATGGCGTGGGTGAACACCTATCCGAATCTCCCTGTCGGTATCGTGAACTTTGAACAGCTCAAGGCTGATGCTTCCAGCATGGCGCTCAGTACGATCCAGGCCGCTTATATCGTGCGAAGGTACATATACGGCGGTCACAGGGGCGAATATCAGTTCAAGATCATCTATCGCATTAAGCCGGGGGCGAGTAATGATGCTCGGCTGAAAGCGGACGAACTGCTTGACGCTATCGGAGATTGGGCGGCACAGAATTATCCCGACCTCGGAGAAGATGTGCGGGTGATGCGGCTGGAAGCGACTACGAGAAGCAGCATGTTTGCCGTGTATGAGAACGGCGACGAGGATCATCAAATCCTCATGAGACTAATTTACGAGGTGACAGAATAATGGCAGATTTGACTTTCAATACCGATCCCGGCAAGACCGTACAGCGGGAACTGCTGATCGCCTATCTCAATACCGGCACTTCCAGCACTCCCGTATGGTCCCCGCTCGGCAAGCGGGTTTCTGACAGCTCCATGGAGATGGATTGGAGCGAAGATACCCTCCAGGATATCCTCGGTTCCACCTATACCACGCTGAAGAAGCCCACCATCACGCAGACCTTCGAGCCCGGCGAGCTGGACGGCGGCGACGCGGCTCAGGTGAAAATCTGGAATCTGGCCGTGAAGGATCAGGACTATACCGCGCTGGCGGCTCAGGATGTGCTCATCGTCCACTTCTACGCCGGTACTGCTTCCACTCCCTTCGCTGAGCGTTACAGCGCCTGCGCCATCCGTCCTTCCGGCCTCGGCGGTGAAGGCGGCGGCACCGTGGGTATGCCCGTGGATATCACTTACGGCGGCACCCGGACCGTTGGCACGGCGAGCAAGGACGGCACCACCGGCGCGATTTCGTTCACTCCCGCAGCCTGATAAGGAGAAGCCCACATGGAGAACAAAGCCTTACAAATCGACCTCGGCATAAAGACCTATACGCTCAATGGAGCCGTGGAAGTGGCGTTCAATCCCACGGATGCGGCGTTTGTCGAAAAGCTCTACAACACCTTTGAAGAGCTGGACCGCAAGCAGGAGGAATACAAAGCGGAGGCTTCAAAGGCCGAAATGCGCGAGGTATTCCAGATTGCGAAGAAGCGGGATGCCGAAATGCGGGTGATGATAGACGCCGTATTGGGCGAGGGGGTAAGCGACGCCCTGTTCACGGGGATCAACGTTTACGCGATGTCGAATGGCTTGCCCGTGTGGGCGAATCTCCTGCTTGGGATCATGGATGAAATCGATGAGGGATTTGATACTGAGCAGAAGCAAATGAACGCCAGAGTACGGAAGTACAGCGAGAAGTATAAGAAATATCACAAATGAGAGCGCCGTGGAACAATGGGCTTCCTGTTGCGCTTGAGGTAGGAGGCGAGGAGGTGCCCATCCGCTCGGATTATCGTGCGGCATTGGATATCTTCCTCGCCTTAACTGACCCGGAGCTTGATGCCTATAACCGGGCTATGGAACTTCTGGATATCTTATATGAGGACGAAATAGCGCCGGAGCATTTTGAGGAAGCCATAAGACAAGGGTTGTGGTATCTGCGCGGCGGCGAGGAAGAGAAGCAGGAAAAAGGGCCGCAGCTTGTAGCATGGTCACAGGACTTCAATTATATCGCCGCGCCGATCAGCAAGATCATCGGTCAGGATATCAGGGGAATGGACTACCTGCATTGGTGGACGTTCCTTTCGGCGTATATGGGAATCGGGGATTGCCTGTTCGCTGAGATCGTGCGGATCAGGGATAAAAAGGCCAGAGGAAGGCCGCTGGATAAGGCAGATCGGGATTTCTATCGGAGAAATCGGGAAATCGTTGATATACAAAAGCCGCTTACGGATGCGGAGCAGGAAATCTTAAACGAATGGATGTGAGATCATGGCGGAGGGCGATGGCTCCATCAACATTGTCGCAAATGTTGATGCAAAAAAAGCGCAGGCGGAGCTTAACCGCCTTGATAAGAGGATCGAAAAACTGAATCAGACCCTTAATGAGAAAAGGGGTCAAAAGAATGCCATAGCCGATCAGCTGGAAACGGCAAGAGCGGAAGCCGACAAGACGAGTAAAGCAATCGAAGAGCTCCGTAAAGAGCTTGAGAAAACGAAGGAAATCCAAGACCCTAGCAGCAAACACAATCTTTCCAAGCCGATTATAGGCGAAAGAGAGTTCAATGAATATATTGGCGCCCAGGATCGGGAGAAAGCCATTACTGCGGAACTGGTAGAGCAGGAAAAGTCGCTTTCCCGGCAGGATTTGGCATTGGAAAAACTGGACGCTAAGTATATGCAGCTCTATGAAGCTGTTGCGCAGGATGAAGCGGAGCTGGCGGCAGCAGAGACAAGGGCCGGCGAATTGTCCTCCGAATTGACCGGCGCTTCGCAAGGTGCAGAGCAATTGGGCGAAGGAATGAAAGAGGCCGGTGAGGAAGGAGAGGCAGCCGGAAGCAAACTCACGGAAACGATGCGCTATTGGTATGAGCGCATGAGCGCTTTCGTGGAAAAGCTGCTCGGGGAGACTAAGTATCTCAATGGTGAACTGGAAGAATCCGGGGAAAAGGCAAAGAAAGCAGGGGATACCGCTGCGGAAGCCGGCGGCAATATCTCTTCTGCCATGCAGAGAGCGTCGGATAAGATCAGCAAAATCGGGAAGAAGCTGATAAGTATGGTTCGGAGAGTGTTCCTGTTCTCCATTATCACCAGAGCGCTTCGTGGCGTGCGGGAGTATTTCAGCAATATCCTCAATTCAACGCCGGAGTTCACCGCTGCCCTCGGTCAGCTCAAGAGCGCTCTCCTGACCCTGGTGCAGCCGCTTGTGAGCGTCATTATCCCGGCGCTGACTAGTCTGCTGCAGGTGATTACGAAGATCGTGACGGTGATCGCCTCGCTTGTAGCACAGCTCTTCGGCACAACCTTTGAACGGAGCCAGGAAGCGGCAAAGGCCTTGAATGAACAGGCTGAGGCATATAAAGAAACCGGCAGCGCGGCGAAAAAGGCGAGCAAGCAGATTGCCGCTTTCGATCAACTGAATATCCTGTCTGAAACGAATGGCGGCAGCGCTTCCAAGGCGAAGTTCGACCTGCCCGGGATCGGTGAGATCAAGGGATTTGAGAAGGTCAGGGAATGGTTCGAGAATCTAAACTTTGAGCCGATCCTGGAAGCGTGGGAACGACTGAAGGAATCGTTTTCCGGCCTGAAGGAGACGATCGGAGATGCATTTTCCTGGTTTTGGGATAATGTTCTCGCTCCTCTTGCAAAATGGACCATCGAAGAGGCGGCGCCTCGGATGGTTGATCTCCTTGCCAAAGCATTTGGCTTTCTTGACGCTGTATTGGAGAGGCTGGGGCCTATCCTGGAGCCGTTGTGGAATAATGTCCTGAAGCCGTTTATCAAGTGGATCGGGGAGCTTGTCCTGACCGGCCTTGATGAATTGATCGATCTGCTGGATAAGCTGACGAAACTCATTAACGGGGAAATCTCCTGGAAGGAGTTTATCGATGGCCTTGACGGGGTGCAGATCGCCCTGCTTGCGTTGGGCGGGCTTGCCGTTATGCAGGCGATTGGTAAAGTAATTACCGGTATTGCGAGTATCCCCGTTTCGATTGTCAAGAATATCCCCAAGGCGAAAACGGCGCTAGGAAAGATGGCGAAGGCGGTTGCTATCGGTGCTCTTGGCGTATTCGATGCCGTGATGATCGCCTATGATGTGTCAAAGCTGAAAGAGGCCGCTGACACTTATCACGAGGCACAGCTTGCCCATAATAAGGAGATGGAGACCGCCCTTTCTGCTTATGCGAAGCTCTATGAGGAAAAGGGCAAAGAAGCCGCCGATGAATGGGCGAAGATGGTATATGACATTGATACCACCAATATGAGCTTCGAGGAAGCGCAGGCGGCGATTACCCAAAAGATAGAAGGGTATTGGGATGGCGTTCCTCAGAATATGTGGGATGGCTTCAAGCAGGGGTGGAAAACCTATTTTGGTGAAGATGGCAAAGGCCTTTGGCAGCTTTTCAAGGACGCTTTCACGAATGTCATTGATTGGCTGAAAGACCTGCTTGGGATTCACTCTCCTTCTACGGTGTTTGACGGAATCGGGCAAGATATCTGTCAGGGCCTTTGGGATGGCTTTACTGCGGTGTGGAATAAGTTCACGTCATGGCTTGACGGAGCTTGGAACGGGATCAAAAGATGGTGGGATGGGCTGACGCTCAAAGCGCCTGAAATTGAAGAATCCACCTATACTGTCGGAGATACGCATAGTGGCAGTGGCAGGAGCCTTAAAGTCCCCGGGCTGGCTTCCGGCTCGGTGATCCCGCCCAATCGTGAGTTCCTTGCTGTCCTGGGCGATCAGAAGTCCGGCACGAATATCGAGGCGCCGCTGGATACCATCGTGGCGGCGTTCAAGCAGGCTATGGGCGAGTATGGCGGCGGCAGTTTCAACTTCTATCTGGACGGCGATCCGATCTATGCCAATGTTGAGCGCCGGAGGAATCAGGCTATGAGGGCGAGCGGGAGGTAAGTATGAGTGTATTGAGGATCAAAAACGGCTCGTCCTGGCATGATTACAGCAATATGGTCCAGCTTTCGGGTGTTGGGTGGAAGCGTAACGACTTGGATGCCGACGGCAGCGGCCGCACTCTGGACGGGCGGATGCACAGGGCGAAGATCACGGACAAGCGCACGATGGATTATACCCTCATGCCGGACAGACAAAGCCGGTATGCCGCTCTGGATGATGATCTGAGCCAAGAGGAATTTGAAGCACAGTACGAAGATTTGCATGGACTTATGACAAAGACCTTCTACTGTTCTTCTTTCTCGGCGACGATGGATCAGTATGGAGAAAACGGGGCGGAATGGTCCGGCGGCAGTTTCACGCTGATTGAGGTGTAAAAATGATTTCTACTTCCGCACTTTATAACTCAATATTTGCGGACGAGAATCACGTGGTCGAGTGGAAGATCACCGTCAACGGCACGGCGTATGAAAAGGATAAGATCGCGGCCTCTGCCGGCGGTGATTCCAGACCGAAGCTGAAGCGGTCGCTTCTGTCAGGGAACGAGCCGACGATAGGCGGGTGCGTAGCTGCCACCTTCTCCTGCGCGATCTTCGAGGCGTCGAGCGCAGTGCCCAGGATGGCGACGGTGGTTCCGGCCTACCGGCTCGCCCTGGGATCGTCTGTGAGCGAATGGATCACGCTCGGGACTTTCTTTATCGATACTCGGCAGGTGGATAAGGTCACGGGAGCGCTGATCCTGACCTGTTATGACAAAATGCTTGTGGCCGATGGTGCCGGAGGCGCCACTTATGCCGATCTGACAGGCTTCGACGAGTGGCCGCAATCTCAATCGGCGGTTGTGGCGGAAATCGCGTCCATCATGGGTATTTCTGTTGACAGCAGGACGAGCATCGGCAGTGGCGATGGCTATAAGGTCGAATATCCTAATGATCTGACCATGCGAGAGGTTTTGGGGAATATCGGCGTTGCCAACGCGGGGAATTGGTGCATCACTCCCGCCAATTCCCTGCGGCTGGTGCCGCTGACCGGCGGCAGCGATACTTTCAATCTCGGAGCTGCTGTATCGGGGCTCAAGACTTCACCTGCGTTTGCATCCTGGACGGGAGTAACCGTCTATTGGGATGATGAGGAAGCGTATGAGGCCGGTACGGACACAGGACGGGTTCTGACGTGTGATTGCCCTTGGGCGACCCAGGCAACGGCAAACGGTATTCTGACGGCTCTGAGCGGGTCTGCCTATCAGCCGTATACTTCGGAGGGGGCAATTATCAATCTCGCCCTGGAACTGGGGGATATCGTGACCGTGGGCCTCACGGGGGATCAGGTGATCGGGCCGGTATTCACCATAGATATCACCGGTGGCGCTCTGGAACAGGCTTCAATCTCCGCACCTGGGGAAGATGAAATCGATCACGAATATCCTTATGCGTCCTATGTGGATCGGAGCCTTAAGCGAAAGGTGGGGCTGGACAAATCCTATTATGGCGTGACCATATCAAGACAGAAGGGCATAGAGATCGCCAGAGGCGACGGTGAGAGCGAGGCAATCTTTAACTCTGATATTTTCGCCATGAGAGCGAAGATTGATGGAGTAATGAAGGATCGCCTTTATTTCGACCCGCTGCGGGGTGATTTCGTATTCGATGGGCTTCTGGACGCTGATGCGCTGGTAACGGACGCGCTTTATGCAGAACAAGGTGATATAGCCGAACTGACTGTTGACAGGCTTTCGACTTCTCGCCGTGTGCGTCTGTATAATCTGCGGAATACTGCCGACGATAATTACTTAGAAATCCAAGACAATTACCTTCGGTTGATAACGGGAAGTGTGATTACAAGCGGCGGAGTAGCACAGACGGAACAGGCGACGAATCGCTTCGGAAGGCCGCTATATTGGCAGAAGATACCCGATCATATCAATTCCGCTGGATACCCCGAAGATGAAAATAACGTGCAGATTTATGCCACAACGGAAGAACCTATCGTCCCTGAAGGTGGATCGCTGAACGATTACAAGGTCATGGTCTACCAGTACGCCGAACTGGTCAAGGCCGAGTTTTCCTTCTTCAATGAATCCGGGACATATGTGCCGAAACTGGTCATGGGTGCTGGGGACAACAACGGCAGGACAAAAGGCATCCTGCACAAGGCGGCAGATGGGTTTGACATTACCTTTGAGGACAGTAACGGCAACGAGCAAGGACTTCGGATGCTGTCTGCTGGATACATGGACTTGTACGGCCTCAGAAAGCCTACTGAACTTGACTTCTCCGGCTGGAACAGCGGCTATTTCTCCGAAGAACTTGACGGACAGCAGACGGCATCGTGGTTGGTGGATTTCGATTCACAGGGCAGACCCATCCTCATTACAGATGGGGACGGACACGAAACGGCGGTGGTCTGGTAATGCCTTACGACAGAGATAGTTTTCTGGCTGGTCTGGCTGTTGGAAGGACATTATGGAGACCACATAGGGATTATGGCGGTAACACCTTTCAGCGTTATCCTTGTTTCTTGATGGGTGTAAAAGTACCTGTGGAGTGGTCTAGAGGCAGTAATGATTATGTTGGCCTGATGTTTGCACAAATTGACACAAGTGTGTGGCCCAATCCTGCATATTGGATGCTTTGGAAAGATTTACAAGACAACGAATACATCCTGTTTTTCTGCCCAAATGGAGTGGGAGAGCGTCAGGTTGGTTTCTTCCAATATGGGTGTTTTGCAGATGGAACAACAGATTGGGTTGGGTCTACTTTTGCTGGTCGTTTTGATTATCACGAAGATTCTGTATTGGGAAAGTATCGAATTCAATACGCCCCGACTGAATCGTATGTTACACCACTATTTTCCAATTACGCTCATTTTATTGGAAATAATGATTATCTCAACAGCTTTTTCGAAACAGCAACACTATCCCAAGTCGGAAGTCAGCTTTATGTGGTAGGTGCAGTATAATGCCTTTTGACTATGAATCCTTCATGACAGGAGTCGTAACTGGCCTCAAGCTGGGCCGTTCCCCAACAGGCAGGACACCCCCTGTTCCGGGTGGGGATTACATGATAACAGAGATGGACGAAGAACGCATGATTACCGAATCTGGTGATTACATGGTGACAGAGTAGGTGATGAAATGGCAGATACAAAGTGGTCGCAGTTGCCCAGCGCAACACCTGTCAATAACGATGAAGTGGTTGGCCTCCACTCTGGGGACAATGCACGATTCAGTATAGCGAATATCGTTGCCGCCGTGAGAAATGGGCTGGCGAGCATATTCGTCCCCCTGACCCGGACTATAAACGGCAAGGGATTGTCCACCGACATCACCCTTGACGCATCCGATGTGGGTGCTGTTGATACTGATGATGTGGGAGTAGCTGATGGCGTAGCAAGTCTGGACAGCAACGGAAAAGTGCCGGGAACTCAGCTTGACCTCAGCGGCAAGCAAGCCACCATCACCGCATCCGGTATCCTCAAAGGTGACGGTCAGGGTGGTGTAACTGCCGCAACAGCCGGGACGGACTATCAGGCCCCATTAACCGCAGGAACAGATTATGCCACTCCTGCCCAGCTTGAGGGCAAAGCAAATCAGACCCAGCTTGCCTATGTCGAAACAGGCACAACGGCAAGCAAGAACTATGTCATCGGAGAATACTTCTGCTGGAATGGACTGTTGTACCGAGCAAAGATGGCAATCTCCATCGGGGCAAGCCTTACGGTAGGGACGAACTGTGAACAGGCGACAGTTGGAGACGATTTATTAAAGCTGGATAATCTGATAGCAACGCTTCCCGGTTCTGGCACAAGAGATGCACAACTTCAAGTTGGCACACATGACAGTGTTGCGACAATGAATATCGTATCACTTCCATCCAAAACACTGGTAAGACCAGATGTGTATATCGATTTCGCAGAAAACTATATCAGAGTGTATTATACGAAATCTGACGGAACAACCACCATGAAAACCTATCTTCCGTCTTAAAGGAGGACTCACAATGCAAAGAAATATTTTCATCGTTTCTGCCTACATCGTAGACAGCAACGGCACTTTCAACCCCCTGAGCGGTTATCCCAAAACCTTCGACTCCCACAACTACTCTGACGATATCGACAAAGCACAAAGACGGGCAATCGGTGATATGTCTGAAACCTATGGTGCTATGTGCAAGCGTGATGACCGTCAGCTTCAGACCGTCCTATGCATGACGGCAGA